AATTCTTCCACTTGGGTACGGGTCATTAATGGCCACTCACCTAATGGAGTTCCTTCTAGTGGCATTTCTTTTCGTTGTTGATAAGCCGCGTAATGTCTTGGAAAACGTTTTCTGTCCATGTGTTGTGCTGGTCGGCAAGCACCACCTGAACGTTGTCCCGGTACTTTAATGTCGATATATTCAACATCTTTAAAAATTGGTCGGCCTTCTTTTAATGAAGCTGTTTTATCTTCACGTTGTTTCGTGAAAAACTTCACAAGGAGGTTTTCATCTTGTTTAGATTGAGCGCTTGGCTCAAAGTCTTGATGGTTAAATTCTGCTGTTTGCATACGCTGTACTCACTTTTTGGTTGAAAAAATATGGCTAACGCAAAGACGTAAGCCATATAGGGTTATTAAATAGTTGTATCAACCCAGCCAGCGGAAAGTGTCTGTAAGTTGGCATCACCGGTAATAACGGGCACACCATCTAGTGAAGGGTCGCCTTCTTTAGCGGCTTCGGTTTGGTTAGTAGCTGTTAATACAGGTTGAATACCAACACCAGAAATACCACCAGAACTAGGCCAGTCGGTAGATGAACGGTTAACATAAGCTGAACCACCTATCTGCTGACTATCTTGAGGAACACGAATTGCTCCATGTTGGTCTTCTAATGAAAAATGCGATACGTCAACCGCACCACCAGCGATATTAATGCCAATACCGGGCGCACAAGCACTACCAGCATTCATGCCATTAACAAAGTCGGCACCAGTCGTTTCAAGCGCTCTAGCTGTTACTGAAGTAGCATCTTTATAAAAAGTCGGGTCAGTAGCCATGATTTTTCTCCTAAAATTTATATGACAAAAGGGGCGTAAGCCCCTTTATTCAGTCAATATTTATTAAACACCCACCGCGTCAAAACGACCTTGGAACTGTCGGCCTGAACACGTTAAGTTACCAGCCCAAGCGATAATCTGAACTTCAGCATCTTGGTTGGTTGCGTAACGTCTATTAGGAGATAGAGGAACCATGTTGCGTTGTGCGTGAGGACGATAATGAATGTACTTAGAGTTCAAGAAGAACGCTGTACCGGCTGGGGCACCTGAACCTAAACTACCGTTGTAAATACCACCATCTAAGTAAACATCAGCATCCATGTATTTAACTGACATAAACCCGGCATCTGCGGTATTGGTATTTGTGAAACGTTGTTGTGCTTGAAGTGAAGCAATATAGGTAGTCCAAACCGTTGAGTCGGTCATAATACAATCTGGACGGTCTTGGCCACGTACTAACTGTGCCCACAATCCATTCCATAAACCTTGAATTTTTGTAGGATCTAATCCGTTAGCGGCTGTATTGTCACTGACTGCGTTTTGCCAGAAAGTGAAGACGTTACCGTCAATACCACCATAAGGGGTAGCTGTCGGGTCAACCGGCACAGCGGCTTCTAAACCGTCGATTTCTTTACCACCTGAACCCGTACCATCCGAGTACAAGCCACCGGTAATAAGGTTGGCCATTGTGCTTTCAGCTACCGATAAACGACTTTCCATAAGGTCAATCATTTGTTCACGGCCACTGTTTTGAAGTTGCTCTAAACCCGAAATGACAACCGGCACAGCGGCTTGTTTAATGTCAAATTCTGCGGCTGAAATTACATCACTAACGCCAACAGGCAAAAGATCGTAACCAGAGTAAAAACCGGCATTTGAGTTTTCAGCAAAAGATAATTCTTGAAGAATACGTGTACCACCAGAGAATGTTTTAATATTCCCTTTGCCTTTCATTTTCATTAAAAGAGCGTTGTTGTTGGTAACGTTATCTGCGATTTTACGGGTGCGCGATTCAATGGTTGTAGCCAGAATATCGCTGTAATTGGCATTAGCAAAAGCCATGAGGTTTCTCCAAAGGTAAGTTAAAGGTTATTTCTGCCTTGAACCTGTCTGGAAAAACTGGGGCTTTCGCCTGTTTTGGAAAACTGGGGTTTTAGCTATCAAAGTAAGCATAACCCTTGATAACTAAATTGTCTATTTTTTAATCAACCGCGCTGTTGGTCGTCCCACGCTTGGTTTAATGCGGCTTCGATAGAATCATTAACAGGGGCAGTATTCATGCCTACTTGACTGCCTTTGATAGAACTAGCGGCAAATCGTTTATTTTGAGTTGAACGCACATTACCTTTAATTAAATCATCACTAGCACGTTGACTAATAACGGCTGATATTTCAGGATTAATGGCACACGCTTTATCATAGGCTTGCTGTAATGACATTTCTTGACCACGACTTGCGGCCATATCCAATAAATCAGCCATATCATTTCTAACATCACCGATAAATTCAGCGCTTTGCTCAAACGTCCCAACTTCAGTGGTAGCGTTTTGCTGTACTTGTTGTTGTGAACTTTCTTGGTTTTGTTGGACGTTGTTCATGAATTTGTTCATGGGGGCTAGTTTTTGCTCTAGCATTTGTTCAAGTGCTGATTGTTCACTATTGGCTTGCGGCTGACCAGAAAGGGCATTATCTAAAGCCTGAATATCAATGCCGTAATGTTGAACCATATCGGCTAACTTTTGGGCTTTTTGTTGTGGTGTACCCATTTGAAGCATAGCGGCTGTTTCCATTAACCCTTGAACCGCTTGAATAGGGTCGTTAGTGCCGTGTGCTGACATTACCGCTTGAAAAGGTTGTAAGGTTTGGTTCATTTTATCGCCAAACTTTCTACTTTCAGCACCATCATTTAAAAAGGTACTCATTTCAGTTTCACGTTTATTTATTTGTGCCTGTACATTGGCTGGTAATTTTGCAAAATCTTCACGTAGTTTAGGACTCCACGATTGAGGGGCTTTTACTTCGCTGTCTCCGGGCTTGTCTCCGTCTTGGATATTTTCGGCTGAATTATCTCCGGGTGCAGTATCAACATTCTCAATAACTTCCTTTTTTTCCTCTTTGACTTCTGGTGCTTCTTCGACATAATCATCCTCGTTAACAGGTTCGCCAACACGTTCACTGACTTCAGACATAGCCGCTTCCATATCTTCACGTAATGACGTTTCTGGTTCAGCTTCTTGCTCTTTTTCTACTGGGTCGTTCATACACTATACTCCGTGATCATTTAAGGTTTTATCAATTAATTGGCACCGGTCTTTTTTATCCTGTGCCGTTTGCCCCCTAGCTTGGGCTTGTAATTTTTTACCACCTTTTTCAAAATGGCCTTCACTGTAATCATTAATATTTGTCACACCATGTTTTTTATTATGGGCTTCAAGCTTTGGCCGACTAGTAATAATCGTTCCATCAATGGGGCTAACAAAATCCTCAATATCACGCATTATTTGCGTTGAGCGTCTTGGTTCTTTGCCGTATTTTTCTTCCCAATCAGAAAACGGTATAAATTCGCCTGTGTCGGTATCTCGCTTAAACCTTGGCATCACTTTCCTTTTTTTCAGGTTGGGCTTTAATGAGTTGTTTTGCTGCGGCAGTTTCCACCTTTTTAATGGCTTTAGATTTAGCAATTTCAATACTGGCAAGTTCTCTAGCGACCTCTATATCAATGGCTTTCATAGCACGATATTCTTCAACTTTAGCGGTAGAGGATTGTTGATTTTTATCAATTTCCAAGCTGGTTTTAAGTTGGTCTTTTTCAGCTTCAGCTTGTGTACCTGTAACCGATTGACGCGTATTGCTTTGGGATTTAGCTTCTTCAGCATCAACGTCAACTTGCCCTTTGGTCGTAATTTCTTGAATATTTAATTGCGTTTCAGTGGTGATTTTTCCAATATCAAGCTGGTTTTGATGTTGAGCCGTTTCCATATCAGCTTGTTTATCATGATCACGAACTTGCATATCCGATTGACCTTTAGCCTGAATTTTTTGCATTTCACCTTGTAGCTTGGCTTGCTCTTTAGCGGCTTCTGGATCTGGCTGTGGGTTTTCTTGTTTTTCTTTTTCAGCTTGTACACTGGCTTCAATGGCTTTATCCATCACACCTTCAATTTCTGAAGCACCTTTAAAACCAGCTAATCCCCATTTTAATAGTTCTAAAAGGAAGGGTTTAGCGGCTGGGTCTGCCTCCATCATAGGACTAGCTGACTGCATAAACATTGATAAAGCATTAATGTAATCGGTTCTTTCTGCCTTGAGTTGAGCATAATCAACCATAGCCACGGATTCAGGACGTATAGCAATACGCAACCGGGCTTTTCTAGGGTCTTTGATTAACGCAATAGCTTCTGGAAGTAAGTCAGCGTCTAAACTGTTTTGCATATTTGATTGATCGGCTATTGTTTTAGCATCAAAATGTATGGCGATTACTTCGGCTTTTAATTGAAGTAAATCACTCGCAAATTGGGCAAATTCATCCTGTAACGCTTGAATACGAATTGAGCCAAACTTCGCTTTCATTTGTGACTGGCCAACACCTTCATATTGATTATTTACGCCACCTTGCATCACATCAGCCATACCAGAAACTTGCTGTAATAGCGTAATCGTTTCATCACGTACTGAGCGTAATTTGTCTAAAGCGTTAACAATATCGCCAATTGGAACCCAATCCACTTGACCTTGTATGCCACCTTTTTCAGCAAATAATGCCCAGTTATCGACTGGTATTAACTCGTTTTCAACCCCTTCGTTAAACATACGTTTAATACCATCAGCGGCACTATCGTAAACACCAACAACTTTAACGGCTTCAGTTAAGATAGAAATACGGGTTTGAAGGGTATCAATCTCGTTGTATAAATCCTCACTGAGTACAAAATCAGGTGTGGGGATATACAGGGTACTTGTGGGGTTCGCCAAAAAAAATGGGGGGCATGGGAAGAAACTTTTTAATTTTAATGGGTCTTTTTTCGTGTCAAGAATACGGTTGTAACCTTGGCTATACCAAATAACTTCACGTTTATCCTTGTCCCAAATCTCCCAAATTTCTGCTTTCATCCATGAGCTTTGTTTATCATCTTCAGAGCTTTGACCTTCAGACTCTTTAGAATGTTGGCGTTTTAGTTCAACACCTTCAGCGGCTTTGTCACCAAACCGGGCACGTACTTCATCTTTTGTTAAGTAGCTGCGAAAAGAAATCCATCTTATTTCAGTCCAGTTTCTTGCCCACGACCACAAAACATCATTCCAATAGTAATAATCAATAGGAGCAGATTCACTTACCATTTGTTCGTTATCGCCTTCGCCTTCAGTTTCCACCTCATAACGCACACGGGCACAACCTAAACCAACGGTTAACCTATCGAGCAAAGTAGAACGTAGAACTACATCATATTCTTTGCCATTTTCAGTAATATCACAGTTTAATAAACGCTCCATTGTTTCAGAGGCTACCCGACCAACATCATCATTAGAGTCTGCGTATCTGCGAGACACATCAACGGTCGGAATATTACCGTACAACATTGAATTTAAAGTGGTGATATTAGAATGGAAAAGGTTGAGTTTAAAACCATTAGAAATA